TTATAAGACTGCAAAAAATAAATATATCTTTGAAATCATTAAAGGGTAGAACAATGTTAAACAATTACAAGGGAAACAGCGCCCATCTTAAGGCGCTGAAGCTTGCACGAATAGAGCAACATATAGCGGACGGCGTGGTGTATCTGTCGCTGTCTTTGGGTGTTGTCGCTCTGTTTACGTTCCTCAATTGGGCCATGATAGCCCGCTATGGAGTATAGAACAATGACACAATATAACGCAGCAACAACTATGCCAGAGCTACAGGCGGAAGTCGCACGATTAACCACGATGGTAGCCTATTACAGGGCTGAGAATCACCACGTAACGCCTGAGAGTGGCCGCGTATTGGCTTCACTGCTAGATAGGGCCACCACTGACACAATGGAAGACCTTAACGGCTGGTATGATATGAGCCAGACGGCCACCTGTTTACTAAATGACTACTTTGACCAGTTAAAGGTTGCACGGTCTGAGATTGTCAGCCTTTGCCCCTCACTGGCGGTGAAGTAATGCGACAGACTAAAGAACTAATCTTCAGCGGTGAACACCCGCGACTTATCACCGGCGCTAGTTACAGCATTTACGCGGTGTCGCTGATTACGGGGATGAGTAACGCCACGCTGTACAGAAGGCTAAAGGGTCGGGATGAGATAACCGACTGGGATATCACACCGGCCAGCGAAAGGAACCCCGAACGATACGGTAATAAGGCACGGGAGCAGTCACGGTTTAATAAGCTAGAGAATGAAGCGGATAGACTGTCGTCCTCTTGGCTACGGGTGGCGCTATGTTAAGCACTATAACACGCTTCGCGCTAGGGTTTGCAATTGGGTACAGTATCGCGTACTGTTTCACAACATTAATTAATTAAGAGGTATACAAGATGGATGAACACGGCGACGAACATTTGACGTGGGACGATGAACCACAGGCACTGCACAATTATGAACTGGCCGAAATACTGGCGGACTATAAACGAGACCAAGAGGGCGAGAGATGAGCAGTTTAGAACAATTAGAAATGCGGGTTGTGCTATGGCACAGAGACCGCAATTTAATCGAGGGCAGTACCGACGCTGCACAGCACACCAAGCTAGTCGAAGAGGTCAAAGAGCTAGAAACAAACATTCTGCTATCTCAGCCGGTGATTGACGATATCGGGGACTGTTTGGTCGTCCTTATCAACATAGCGGAGCGCAACGGGTTGAGCCTGTTTGATTGTCTAAGTCATGCCTTTAATGATATAAAAGACCGCAAGGGAAAAATGGTAGATGGTGTATTTGTTAAAGAACGCCCTGTAAGCGATTCTGACGGCGAATACTTAAAAGGCTTTGGGGTAGGGTCAGGAGAGGCCCCAGAAGCCCTTACAAGCTACGAGAAGGGCCTTAGAGCAGGTCTACTACATAAACAAGGGGGTAAATTATGAGTTGGCTTATATTTAATAGGCATTTATCGATAGAGTTCAGAGCTGGAACCGGTTTAGATATTGAGTTCGTCGATAGCAGGCCAGTGTACACACAGAATATCCTGACAGGGGAAATAGAGACAATGCCCTTTCAAGGTGTTATAATACTGTTGCCCTGTATTATTATTTCTTGGGGTAACGTTTATACATTTGATGAGGACGATGAATAGTGAGCAAGATTAAAGAGCAGTTGATTGGGTACGACCACCAGAGCGACTGGCTAGACGACAACAGCTACGTAATGGTTAATGAGCTGGTCGAGTATCAGCTCTACTGCATGACAGTATCAGAGATGCAAGCCATGGCCGCTGATAGGCTACGACAGGAATACCACGCAATGTCTTACAGCGACTTCAAACAGAAACACGACAACGCATTTGGAGAGAGACAAAATGAGTAGATGCAAAGCTTGTGACGTTATATTGACTAACGCGGAACTAAACAAAACCTACGGTAAATCAGACACAATGGTGGGCCTTTGCTACGACTGTAGTAAGATTTCAAGTAAGGCTTACAGTGACTTCGACGCCACCGTAGATACCCAGATAGACTTCACAATTAGCCTAGATGAATTTGAATTTGACAAAGGCTATAATTAATGCTATAATCTCCTTATGTTATGTTCTTTAAGATTAAACATTAAAGTAACTAACTAAAGTATACTTAAGTAGATGAATCAATTTAATAACCAACTGAAAAGGTAATAACTATGTCATTAGCAACATTAGAAGGTACAGTAGCATTCGCCAACCTCACTGAGCATGAGGTCTACAACAACCAATCCACTGGTAAATACTCTCTGGTAGTGTCTTTAGACGATGCAACAGCAGATGAGCTAGATGCCAAGGGTGTCAAGCTTAGAGAGTATGAGGGTGTCAAACAGCGTAAGTTTAGTAGCAAGTTTGATGTGCCAGTGCTTAACCCCGATGGGTCAGAGTTTAGTGGTCGAGTGACCAGAGGCTCTAAAGTACGTCTACTCTATACAGACGGCCAGCCACACCCTGTACACGGTATCGGTACTTACCTCAACAAAGTTAAGGTTCTGGAAGTAGCAGAGATGGAAGGCGCAGAGGACTTTTAAGGATGAGAGAAGAGTCTACCTTTGTAAAGCATGAGCCATGCCCTAAGTGTGGTTCAGGCAACAACCTTGCAAGGTACTCAGACGGACACGCCCACTGTTTCACTGGTGGGTGTGGTCACTACGAGAGGGGCAACGGAACTGCCCCAGACTTTGCTGATGTAATTAAGAAGCCAACAAGAGCATTTGAGATGACAGGAACTATAGCGTCAATCCCCGATAGGAAGATTTCACAGGCAATCGCAGCTAAGTTCGGTGTGACTGTAGAATTCTCCCCAGAGGGCAAGATTGTCAAGCACCACTACCCATACTACGATAAAGACACAGGTCAGGCCACAGGGACGAAGGTCAGACAAGTAGAGAACAAAGGATTCTACGCCACAGGTAGCTTCGATAATGTAGGTCTGTTTGGACAACAGGCATATAGAGAGGGCGGTAAGTACATTACCATCACTGAGGGAGAGGCAGATGCAATGGCTGTCTCTGAGATGTTCGACGGCAAATGGCCAGTAGTATCAATCAGGTCAGGCGCTGCCGGTGCAACTAAGGATATTAAAGCAAACCTAGACTGGTTAGAGAGCTTCGATAACGTGATTGTCTGTTTTGATAACGACAAGGCGGGACAGGAAGCAGCACAGTCTGTACTAACATTATTCACACCCAATAAGGCTAAGAACGTAACACTGCCCCTGAAGGACGCAGGTGATATGTTGAAGGCCCGTAAGGTGTCAGAGTTTGTTAGTAGCTGGTGGGATGCTAAGGTATTCAGGCCCGATGGTATTGTGTCAGGCTTAGATACTTGGGATTTGCTACAGGAACAGGCTCAGACTGTTTCAATACCTTATCCGTGGACTTGTCTTAATGAGTACACTCACGGCTTTAGAGCTAAAGAGCTGGTTACTATTACTTCAGGTTCTGGCATGGGTAAGTCACAGATAGTCAGAGAGCTAGAACACTACTTGTTGAACCAGACAGGAGATAACATTGGTATCTTGGCACTGGAAGAAGATATACCCAAGACAGCACTAGGCATTATGTCTATCGAAGCCAATAAGCAGCTACACTTACCGGATGTTAAAGCAGCAGTTACCCTTGAAGAGCAGAAAGGTTACTGGGAAAAGACTATGGGTACAGGTCGTATCTATATGCTTGACCATTGGGGCAGCACCAGTGAGGATGACCTGCTAGGACGCATACGCTACATGGCTAAAGGTTTAGACTGTAAGTGGATTATCCTAGACCACCTAAGCATCGTAGTCAGCGACCAAGCCAACGGAGACGAGCGTAAGGCTATTGATAGCATTATGACTAACCTCCGTAAGATAGTTCAGGAGACAGGTGTCGGCTTGTTCTTAGTGTCTCACCTACGCCGACCATCAGGTCAGAAGGCTCACGAGGACGGCGGTAAGATTAGCTTAGGAGAGCTTAGAGGGTCAGCCAGTATTGCACAGCTAAGTGACATGGTGATTGGCTTAGAACGTGACCAGCAGCACCCAGACGCTGATATACGTAACACTACGTGTGTAAGGGTTCTAAAGAATCGGTTTGTTGGTTTGACTGGTGCAGCTTGTTACCTCTACTACGACAAAGACTCTGGTCGTATGATTGAGACAGCCTGTCCAGTAGCCGAAGATAAGGTGGATTTTTAAGCTTATGAAGAAGATAGTCTTTGACATTGAAACCAACGGGCTAGAGCCTACTCTTATATGGTGTGTTGCAGTACGTGAAGTAAGCACAGCTAAAGAGCTAGTGTTTACCAGTGAGGTTGCTTTTAAAGATTACTTTTACTCTGAGCAGATGGAAATCATAGGTCACAACATAATTGGCTATGATATACCGGCGCTCAAAAAGCTTTGGAACGTAGACTTCACTGATAAGAAGGTAACTGACACACTTGTTATGTCACGCTTGGCAGAGCCTTCACGCCAAGGTGGTCATTCACTAGATAGCTGGGGTGAACAATTAGGATGCCCTAAAGGAGACTACAATGATTGGCTTAATTTCTCGCAGGATATGGTGGAGTATTGTCAGCAAGACGTTAGGGTTAATGAACTGGTGTACAAGAAACTCGTCGTATCTCTTGCTGGTTTTAGAGATGAGAGCCTTGACCTTGAGCATCAGGTACAGGACATTATTGCTCAACAAATCAAGAACGGTTGGCTCCTAGACCAGAAGAAAGCGTTTGTATTATTAGCTGAATTAAAAGAGAAAAAGCTTGACTTAGAAGATAAGGTACATGAGAAGTTTAAGCCTTTACCTACTTTTATAAAACAAGTATCACCGAAGGTTAAGAAGGACGGTACGTATTCCATCGTTGGCTTGAAGTTCTTAGGTGAGCAGTGGGAGACAGCAGTAGCAGACTTCAGCAGGCTTGATTACCCAGAGTTTAACTTAGGTTCGCGCCAACAGATAGGCCGCTACCTACAGTACTTTGGGTGGAAACCTAAGACCTTTACAGAGAAGGGCCAGCCGATTGTAGATGAGTCGGTACTCAACAAAGTCAAGGGTATACCAGAGGCTGCGTTGATTGGGGAGTATCTGTTAGTGCAGAAGCGTATCGCACAGGTGCAGAGCTGGATAGAAGCCGTTAAAGAAGACGATAGAGTACACGGTTACGTAAACGCCAATGGCGCTGTGACAGGCCGTATGACACACTCAAGCCCCAACATGGGTCAAGTACCAGCAGTCTACTCGCCTTACGGCCAAGAATGTAGAGCTTGCTGGACAGTACCTGAAGGTTATAGCTTGGTTGGCATGGACGCCAGCGGTTTAGAGTTACGTATGCTGGCACACTATATGAAGGATGAGGACTACACTAATGAAATACTCACAGGAGATATTCACACAGCAAACCAGTTGGCTGCGGGCCTTGAGACTAGAGACCAAGCAAAGACTTTCATCTACGCTTTCCTATACGGCGCAGGAGATTCAAAAATCGGAAGCATCGTTGGAGGAACTGCAAAGGTCGGTAAACGACTTAAAGAAAAGTTCCTTGCAAATACGCCAGCTCTTGGAAGACTACGAGAACAGGTTACAGTGGCATCTGGAAGAGGTTATGTTCTTGGATTGGATGGAAGACGAGTGGCAATCCGGTCAGAACATGCTGCGTTAAACAGCTTACTCCAATCAGCAGGCGCTATCGTTATGAAGAAAGCCCTATGTTTACTGGTAGAGTACGCTAACCTCCATAAAATTGACTTTAAGATAATAGGAAATATTCATGATGAAATCCAGACAGAAGTTAAATCAAAAGACGCAGAAAGGTTTGGCCGCTTGGCAACGGCTTGTGTTGAAGCTGCCGGACTTCACTACAAACTCAACTGCCCCCTCGCAGGCGAGTACAAAGTCGGAAAGAACTGGGCAGACACTCACTAAGGAGTCGGCTAGGAGCAGAGAGAATCAGACAAGGATGTACGTAGACGGTAAGAGATACAGAGTGGGTAACCCTAAGCATCCCCACCATCAGTTATACAGGGAAGAAGGTTTAGAGGCGGTCTACTCGCTTATGAAAGGAAAGTCCCCCACTACCCAGAGACCTCGTTTCCTTGATTGGTTCAACAACTTATTTAAAAAGGCTGTATAATGAAACCTAACAAAGCTGATAGAAAGAAGTTTGACATTGACTTAGCTTACGGTGAGGTCAGGGAAGACAAGATAGCAGAGATGCTTACTGGTAAGAAGATAGAGGTTAAGTCAGAGAAAGACATGTGGCAGCGTACTGGTAACATTTGTATTGAGTACCAGTCGTGGGGTAAGCCTTCAGGGATTGAGGCTACGGAGTCAGACTACTGGTTCCACAACCTCTGTATCGGAGACGAAGAATACTGTACGTTAGTCTTCAGCACCCCCGTCTTGAAGAAGATAGTTAAAAGACTTGACAAATTCAAAACAGTGAGTGGTGGAGATAACAACGCAAGCAGAATGTTCTTGGTTAATTTACAGAAGTTATTCTCAACAGACGTTATCAAAGCATTCAAGGAGTTAGAAGATGAACAAGACGACTGAGACATTAGTAGCTGATATATACGCAATGATGGAGAGTAAGGACGCAGACCCCTCAGTTGACGTAGAGGCAGAGATAGAGAAGTTTGGTGAGAACGTAAAGGCTCTTATGCGCACAGAGTTCGGCAGGGAGAAGCGTCAAGATAAACGAACGCTACGCCTGTCGAACGTAGGACGCACTGATAGATTCCTCTGGAACGTTGTAAACGGTACCAAGAAAGAGAAGATTGAGCCACACACCTACGTTAAGTTTATGTACGGGCATTTGGTGGAAGAGTTGCTGTTGTTCCTTACCCGTATGTCAGGCCACACAGTTACAGACGAACAAAAGCAGTGTGAGGTAGAGGGTATCAGAGGCTCTATGGATTGTAAGATTGACGGTGTTGTTACAGATGTTAAGTCTGCGAGCAGCTTTGGTTTTAAGAAGTTTAAAGAAGGTAAGATACTGAGGGATGACCCCTTTGGCTACGTAGACCAGATTAAAGCCTACGCCTACTCAGAAGGCGAGACACAGATTGGTTGGTTAGCTATTGATAAGACAGTAGGTCACCTCACTTACCTGAAGTACGACTTAGCAGACCCAGAGTTTAAGGTTGACATGGAGTTCAACGGTACGATAGCTGATAGGATTAAGTACCTCAAGGAGATGGTAAAAAAGCCTGAGCCTGTTGCAGTGTGTCATAAGCCTAAGCCAGACGGTAAGTCAGGTAACATGCAACTGGCTATGGGTTGTTCTTACTGTCAGTACAAGCAGCACTGTTACCCTAATCTGCGCTTGTTTAACTACTCTTACCAGCCTAAGTATCTATGCGAGGTAGTGAAGGAGCCAAACGTACAGGAGTTGAAGCTCAGTGACTAAGAAGAAAACGAAGTACAGGTCAGGGTTAGAGTCAGCGTTAGCAGACGCACTAACCAAAGAGTTTATCTATGAGCCTTACAACTTGCCTTACACAACACACAGAAAGTACACTCCTGACTTTGTGAACGAAGACAAGAAGATACTGATAGAAGCCAAGGGTTACTTCAGAGTAGGCGATACACAGAAGTACAAGGCTATCAGAGATTCTATGCCAGAGTGGGAGTTAGTCTTTGTGTTGTCCAACCCATTGACAAAGGTACGTAAAGGTAGTAAGATGACTATGAGCCAGTGGTGTGAGAAAGAAGGTTTTCCTTGCTTCACTGTTAAAACAAGTAAAGAGCTACTTAAGTATGTGAGAGATAAGAAATGTCATTAACATTTGAGGAATACAAAGAACAGTTCGTCAGGGAAAACGATGAGGTACTTATCTTAGAGATACTTGAAATAAACGCTGACGACTTACTAAACGCCTTTGAAGACAGGCTAATTAGATACAGAGAAGAGGAATTAGAAGATGAGCATTAATCAAGCAACACCAGCAGACTGGGATAGACTACGAAAGAAACACCCAGCAATAGATGAATCTCTGATGTCAGTATATGTGGAGATGACTCAAGAAGAGCTAGACGAGTACATCTTTGCAGAAGAAGAGGATGACGAAGTAGTTTTCACAGGCTATCCTGAAGAAGACGATGTAGTCAACAACCCCAGCCACTACAACACTGGTAACATTGAGTGCATCGACGCTATCGAAGAGTCAATGTCCAGCGTAGCCTTCAAGGGTTATCTCAAGGGCAACTGCATGAAGTACCTATGGCGCTATGACTACAAAGGCAAGCCAGTAGAGGATTTAGAGAAGGCAGGTTGGTACTTGCTTCGTCTAACGGATATTGTGATAGAGGAGAATAGCTGATGTTTTATTTTACGTTATTGAGTTCTTGCGCTAGAAACTGTAAGTACCAGAGCGAGTTATTTTTAAAACTAGGTACAGTGGGTAATGAATATTTGTATGAACTAGGAGAACGAACCAGAAGTTTTCTAGGCTTTTACTTCTGGATTGATAAAAACTCAGATTGGTCAGAAGACGATGAGACGGAGGAATATAATACATATATACTTTCTTTTGATTTATTGTGGTTCCAAATAGTGTTTGAGATGTACGGTAAGACTCTCTTAAAGGCCGCTTGGAGACATATAACTTGGAAAAAAGAAGAACCAGAACACAGGGACTTTGACCCGCACTTAGGCTGTCAAAACTGGCCTTTTTGTGACACAGAAGGTTGCGGAGGAGGTAAATAATGGCTACAGGGCAAACACACGGGGGCAAGGGTTCAACGACTCGCCCCACAGACAAGAAGAAGTACGAAGACAACTGGGATGCTATCTTCGGCAAGAAGAAAGAAAAGGAAGAAGTCTACAACGCGGTCAATGAAGTTCTTAAAGAAGCTAAATTAAAGGATATGAAATAATGGAACAGTACCAACAGTTTATACACAAGAGCCGCTACGCACGATGGATGCAGGAAGAAGGCCGTAGAGAAACATGGGCAGAGACAGTACAGCGTTACGTAGACTTCTGGTCTAACCGTGGTCAGATAGACGACAAGGCCGCTAAGAAGCTGTTTAAGGCTATCCACGACTTAGAAGTAATGCCGTCAATGCGCTGCTTAATGACAGCAGGTGTAGCACTAGACAAAGACAACGTAGCAGGCTTTAACTGTTCTTACCTTGCAATTGATTCACCACGTAGCTTTGATGAGCTGATGTACGTGCTTATGTGTGGCACAGGTGTAGGGTTCAGCGTAGAGCGTAACTTCATTACTAAGCTACCAGTCATCGCTGAGTCATTCCACCACACAGACACTACCATTGTAGTAGGTGACAGCAAGATTGGATGGGCCAGTGCATTCCGTGAGCTGATTGCTATGCTGTACGCAGGTAAGATACCTAAGTGGGATATGTCAGGTGTACGTGGTGCAGGTGAGCGACTAGAGACCTTTGGTGGTCGAGCGTCAGGCCCACAGCCTCTTGATGATTTGTTTCACTTCTGCGTAGGTATATTCCAGAAGGCTGAAGGTCGTAAATTGACGAGTATTGAGTGCCACGATGTAGTTTGTAAGATTGCTGACATTGTAGTTGTAGGTGGTGTTAGACGTTCAGCTTTGATTAGCTTGTCCAACCTCTCCGATGGTCGTATGGCTAAGGCTAAGTCAGGTGCTTGGTGGGAGAAGGAAGGTCACCGTAGACTAGCTAACAACAGCGTAGCGTACACAGAGAAGCCAGACTTCGAAGCGTTCCTTAATGAGATGCAGACGTTGTATGAATCTAAAGCAGGCGAGCGTGGTATCTTTAGTCGTGTAGCAGCACAGAAGATTGCAGCACGTAACGGTCGTCGTGACCCTAACCATGACTTTGGCACTAACCCTTGCTCTGAGATTATCTTACGTAGTAATCAGTTTTGTAACTTGTCAGAGATTGTAGTACGTGCAGATGACACACTTAAGACGCTCAAGGCTAAGGCTGAGGTTGCTGCTATCATTGGTACACTACAGGCTACCTTGACAGACTTTAGATACCTTCGTGCTTGCTGGAAGAAGAACACTGAAGAGGAAGCATTGCTGGGTGTCAGCATGACTGGCATCATGGATAACGACACACTGAGTCGAGCTGAGTCACCTATGCTGGCTGTGTGGCTAGAGGAGATTAGAGATGTTGCTGTTGCAACTAACAAGAAGTGGGCTGAGAAGCTTGGCATTAATCAGTCTACAGCTGTTACGGCTGTTAAGCCAAGTGGTACTGTGTCTCAGCTTGTTGATAGTGCTTCTGGCATCCATCCTCGCTTCTCTGAGCATTACATTCGACGTGTACGTTCAGACAAGAAAGACCCTCTTGCAGCCTTCATGTCAGCAGCAGGATTCCCAGTAGAACAAGACGTTATGTCAGAGTCATCGTTAGTGTTTGGTTTCCCTGTCAAAGCACCGAAGGGCAGTACGACAGTGAAGATGGTAGGAGCTATGGAGCAGTTAGCACTTTGGAAGACTTACCAGAACCATTGGTGTGAGCATAAGCCAAGTATCACTGTATACTACACAGACAGCGAGTTCCTGCAAGTAGCACAGTGGATATGGGATAACTTTGACATCTGTAGTGGTATCAGCTTGTTGCCTGTCAGTGACCATACGTATCAGCAAGCTCCTTATGAGGACATCACTGCTGAGAAGTACGAGGAGTTACTAGCAGCTATGCCACAAGGTGTTAATTGGAATGACCTAATCTACTTCGAGAAGGAGGATAATACAACAGGCTCTCAGGAACTAGCGTGTACTGGTGGAGCATGTGAGATAGTTTAGGGTGCAATAAGTGTAGTGAATGAGCGTTTATTGGTACGTAAAAGTGTAGTAAAACTAAGGGGCCTCGCGGCCCCTTTTTTACGTCTACTGGTTTTCTAATTCAGCCCTAAACTGAGCCGCTTCATAGTCATTCATTCCTCTAACTAAGTCATCAATAATAGTAGCCGCTGCTTTCTCCATAGCAGACGGAGACTTAAACTTTACCTTGTCAAAAGCTAACATCTTGTTTACTACTTTAGGGTTAAAGGCTGCTTTAGCTAAGAACACAGGAGTAGCTAAAACTGCCGCTAATCCTGCTCCTGCCGTTAAGAAGCCACCTGCCGCTGCACCCACAGTTGGAAGTACAACCTGCATGACTTTTCCTGCTCCGCTGTACTCCTTACTACGTAAAAACAAAGTACCTAAATTACCGTCAGGCTTGAAACTAGCTTCAGACATTACGTTCATTAACTGTTTAACTCTAGGATAATCCTTACCCGTTATAACTTTCAACATGTCAGCATTAGCAGGCTTGCTGTACTTTTCAGCTAAGTTAGCGTAGTCTTGAATTTTAAAGTCAGGTGAACTTGAATCAGGAAAGATATTCTTCAAGTAGCCTTGCTTTATTATTTGCTTTGCTTCCTTAGCTGAACTATAGGGTATCTCAGCAGGCAATGCGTCTCTTTTGCCTATTTGTTTGTAGGCTTCGTCAATACTCTTCATGAACTCATTAACTTTACTAGCGTTAGACTGAGTTGTCAGCATACGACCGAGAGCATCGTAATCGTTATTCCCTGCTTTTTTAATAACTCCTGTAGTTATTTGAGGTAAAAGGTTATCTCGTGCCGTCTTGTAGTTGGTTTTTAATTTAGCGTACTGAGCAGCAGAAGAAGAGTCTGCCTGCTTAATAGTTGCTATGTAAGAATCCTTGAGCATGTCAATGACATCCCCAAGTTCTTTTTGAGCAGTAGAGTTGTACATGCCAGAGTTGACATCCCCAAACTTACGAATCTCAGCAGACAACAGCCTGTCCATTTCGATTACGTCCGCAGCCTTCATGTTAGGCAGTTTTAAAATACCTGACATTTTGTCGTTAATAAACTTTACGGTATCTTTATCTAGCGTGCTGGTTGTCTTACGTACTTCACGCTGTGTTGCTTGTTTCCCTGCAAAAGGAGAACCCGAAGGAACTACGTCTTCTACACCAACGGATGTTATTTTATTAGCGTTTAAGTAGGAATTAAGTTTCTTTTTAATTGGAGAAACATTTACAACTTTATTTTTAAGACCTTCCTGTATTACGGTTAGACCATCGCCGTAAGAATCACTCAAAGCCAAACGACCTGCATTAATAGTGTCGTACATCGCCTCGCCCATCTCACGTGGAGAAGCATCACCGCGCATAGTCACTTTTTCAACTATCTCGTTCAGAGTTTCCTGTACAGCTCTATCCGTATCAGCAACTTTATTTAGATAAGTGGTCTCACTTAACAAGCCTGCTTGGCCTATCTTTTCGCTAAAGGTTTCTAAAGCACTCGCCTGTCCGGTCTGCGAGCGAGACAAGGTAGCTCCTTTCTCTTGTAATAAACGCTGTGAAGCCTGTAGAGATTCGGGAGTTCCTGCTTCCATACCTTCTCTAGCTTTCTTTAAAAGCAGCTTAGCAGTTTCATCAGGGGTATGTCCTAATGCTTTCTTAGCGGCCATGAACGGTATTTTTAACGCCCGTATTGCACCTAACGTAGCTACGTCCATCTGTATGCTGTCAAGTGTTTTGTCTACCGCTTCTTGATACTGTAAATCTTCACCTGTCAAAACGTCTGAGCCTAAAGAACCTGCAAACGTGCCAAGGGCTGCCCCAGCAACAGCGCTTGTTCCTATAACAAAAGGATTCATGGTAGGAGCTGCAAGTTTAGCACCTGCAATACCGCCTGCAATACTGGCGGGTATGTCTAAGTTTTCCTGTAAGAATTGACCTACATCGACGCCCTCACCTGTAGCTCCCATTCCTCTTCTCTTTTCAGGAGGCGGAGGAGGAGGAGGAGGAGCAATAAAGTCTTCATCCGATGCCAAGTTGTTACGTAGGAGTATTTCTTTTAAACGAGTTTGTGTCATCCCTTCCGGAATTTCTTTTACCGTAAGAGTTCTACCGTTCGGTAATCTTAGTTCTTGTGACATACTGTTTAAACTCCTAATTTACTGGTAAAGAGGAAAGGTCAATTACTACTGTTGGTTGCTCACCCACGGTTTTATTACCTTTAGTAGAATACTGAGAATTAACATAGTTGTTATAGCTTTGTAAGTTTTTGGTTGTAGGGAGCGTTAAGTATTGTAACCGCGCCTGTTTACGTTGCATTTCTGCTATGAATTTTTCAATAATAGCTTTGTTGACTCCCTCTCCTTTGTCTATACTGGCTTGTAAAGAAGCAGCAACGGCTCTTTCACCTTCTGTTGGGTTAGCGCCAAAAGCTTTAAGGTTGTCTAACATCATCTGACCTGCAAGATTTTCAAACTCAGAAACACTTGTGGGTGTGACGCCAAACACATCAAAAATAGCTTTCTTAGAAGTTTCAGTAAAACCGCCTGTTTCAATATCACTTAAAAGGCCTAGCATTCTGTTACCCGTTATTAACGCTTCTCCAGTTTTAGCTGTCTGCTCACTAGCTTGGCCTCTCAGTTCCCCAAAGGTTTGAGCTTCTACTTCTTCTCCCGCCGCTGTAATTTCGTCTTGAAATGACTGCCCAAACTCACCAGATACCATTGTAAGCTCACCTGTTGGTTGAGCAGGAGCGTTGGGGGTTATAGGAGAATATATAGTCTCCATCCTACCTGTTTGTTTGCTCATAGCGGCGTTGACGTTATAGAGATTGTCGTCCTTATCTCTAACAACATAGCTTCTACCAAAGCCATAAGGAGAAGAACTGCCTCGTGTAGCTGATATTCGAGAAATATCGAGAGCTTCTTGCTGTTGTTTGTTTGAAAGTAGCTGCTGCTCTCTTGCTGCGTCTTGTTGAGCTAAACTTTCTTTAAGAGCAGGCAAAGCAGCGGGGTTTACATTGCTAATAATTTTAAAAATTTGTTCTCTTTCTTCTGGTTTATTAATATCCAGACTAGACAACATCTGGTCAGCTTTCTCTTTTGTAGTTCTAGTGTCAGTATTGAATAAACCACCCATGCCTTGACGAAGACCTTGAGCTGCCTGTGCGCCCATAGCTAACTGACGCTGAGACATAGACTGTCCTGCCATAGGGTCAATAGGGGCTTGGGTAATGCCTGTGAGCAAACCTGCTAAATCTGTTTGTGCCATTGTCTTGTTCTCCTATTATGCGTAGTTGCTGTAGTCGTCATAAAGCATGCCGGAAGCACTGCCCGCGTCTTGGCCTAGATTATAACCATAATAAGCATCTCGTTCAGCTTGAGTCATGTTATCTATGTATTCTAAATTATCTCCAGCTGTGCTACCAGTATTACCTGAACCAAAGAAGTCCATAAGAGAACTCAACAAACCGCCACCAAAGTCACCCGTTAGCGGGTCTCTTGAACCAGTAACACCACCTAAAACAGCTTGTAACTGCTGCTGACGAAGCAGGTTAGCCATCTGCTCACCCTGCATGAGACCTTCAAGACCTGCTGTAGAGGCCTGTGCTTGTAATTGAGCACCCCCTCTCTGACCCTGTGCAGCCATCTGAGCTGGTATAGAAGAAGCACCAAATAAGCCTAAAGCTTGCTGTTGTGGGTTATAACCAGCAGCTTGTAAGCCTTGACCTAACTGTAGGTTTCTAAGCTGCTCTGCACCCACTTGCTGTCTAGCAGACAACTGAGCATTAAGCATAGCTTCTTGTCTTGCTTTCTCAAACGCTAACTGCTCTGAAGTGCCACCGTACTGACCGCTAGTAATACCACCACGACCACGAGCAAACAAGCCTTCTTCCATCGACTGCTGTCTACGTAGTTCTTCAGGAGCCTGTGCTGCTCTAATCTGATTGTACAGGTCAGTAGTGGCTTGCTCTGTGCCTACGCCTAAGCCTCCTAGAAGACCTTGAGCACCTTGGAGGTACTGTGCCTGCCTAGCTTGCTCTTCCGGAGACAGGGTGACACCTAAGCCCCCTTCAGGAGTAGTGGCTGCTGTTGCTAAGTTACTAGTTACAGTGTAGGGCTTGAACTGTGATGCTTCAGAAGCTGTTTGTCCTATCTGGCCACCAAGGGCTAAGCCAGCTCGTCCTGCTGCTGTTGCACCTTCAATGCCTTCTTGTCCAGCGTAGTAGCTACCTGCTGTGTTGACTAGGTTTCTACCTAAGTCCATTAATCCGTTAGCCATGTTTAAATACCTCCAATAATAAATGCAAGCAGTTCAGAGTAACGAACCCCTAGTCTAGTTTGTTCTTCACCGTCATCGTTAGTCCAAGTGCTGCTTATGAACATAGCGTAGTCACCGGCGTCAAGACCTTCTGCTTCAAATGCAGCCTGTAAGTCTTGAGCTATAATACCAAAGTGAGTTCTAGCTTCATCTCCTTTAGCTTCTACAGCAGACTTCCAACGGAACTTACGTAACAAGCCTTTACAAGCTACAGCTACACGAGTCTCTGCTTCAGTCAGTTCCTCTATGTCTTGCTTCTCGTTCTGGTCAGATGTCTGGATAGTGCCGTTGGTAGCGTAGATGTCATCGAATCTAGCTGATAATTTACCCAAGGCTACTAGGTTGTCGCTGTCAGCGTTAGTGTTAACGTTAAATGGAGATATGTTTTTCTGAGTATAGTCTATAAAACGTAAACCTGTTGAACCTTGTCCTATACTAAAAAATCCTTGAGGACTTGTGTAGCCTGTTGTTATTTTGCCTGCAATGTTAGCACCGTTGTAAAGCGTTAATGCTACGGCTCCAGCGGTTGCTGCTGTAGTTATTGCAACTGAGCCCGTTAGTGATGGAGACGCTTTAGGAGCTGTCGTTAAAGTATCTGCTTTAGTAGCGATAGCTGTAGCAATGTTATTGAATTCAGTTGTAAATTCAGTACCCTTGATTAACTTACCTGCGTTACCAGAGGGAAGAGAATCTTTAGCACCGAAGTTGGTTGTTACTGTATAGTTAGCCATTTAGATGAATCTCCCTAGTAAGGCGTGTATGTCTATCTTTTGTATTGAAAAAGGTTTACCGTTGATTGTTGTCTCAACGCCTACGGTTACTTCTGTGCCTGAGCCTGTTGTGTTTACTCTTGGTGTTTGAACTGTAACACCACCTGAAAACTCACTGATGTTGAACTCACCTACTCCATAGACACCTTCGTTTACTACGTCCTCAAAACTAAAGTCTTGTTTAGAGAAGTTATCGGAGTAGTCGTAAGCCCAGTTAAGAACAGCGGTTGCTCCTGAACCACCAATAACAGTTACGTTAAACTTCTTAAGAAACTTTAAGTTAGTTGTGTTGCCCCAGTCCAGAGGATGACTAAAGTATCTCATGTCGTAAGAAGCTGTGTCGTCTAAGTAACCTTCATAGGTAACAAGGCCACTCTCCTTACCCATGTAAAGAACGTCGTCAGCAAACACTGACAGAGCCAAAGGTTCTATGTTTGACCAAGTAGTGGCCCTAAAGGAACCGTCTTCTAAAGGCGCTCTAACGTCAAAGCAATAAACACTCTTTGAGTCAGGTAAAGTCAGTAAGTAGAAAGCATGTTTAGCACTGTAGACACTTCTAATAGTATGTCCGTTACCAGCAGCAAACTCGTCGTTGACACGAGCCATTAAGTCTGTACGTACATTCTTACTTATGTCACGCAGGGGTATTGACTTTTCTTGTATTAAGCGACCAAGAGACATTACACCACGGTTAGACAAAAACAAAAGGTCAGAACCAGTTGACTGTACAGAGTCTCTAGCAATACAACCAACACCTTCAATAGTGTCAGCCAGTGTTATTGAAGCAGCAGCACCACCTTCCAAACCTACAACATTTGAGTAAAGTATAATGGAACGCTTACCGAAGACAACTAAGAATCCATTGTGCTCAGCAAGAGCAACCACTGAGTCGTAACCTTGAGGCCATACAGTTGTTAAATCAATAGTAAGCCAAGAGTTACCAGAACCATGCCATACGTCACCGTTAAGTAAGGCACTGCCGTATATCTTATAGTCTTCGTTTGCTACAGAGGTAATCCATAATCTACCAAAGCCTGCCAGTAGTTCGTCACCTTGCGGTGGAGCTGTACTACCTGAATCAGGAACTAACTCAAGAGCAGTACCGCCTGCTGTAAACTTAAGAGGAGCATGTCCTGCTTGAAAGAAGTACACCTTGTTGGTAAAGGAAGCAGTCTTCCAGTTGTTAGCAGTACAGGAGTAACCAGAGGGGAATGCTATCTGAGTTAAAGTTGTAGTACCAGTAAATATCTTGTTGTTACCCATTGAGAAGACAGTTACTGTACCGTCATACGCAATAAACTCTTGTATGTGTTCTATCCCCACGCTTGAGCCAAGGACTGACGAACCATTAGTGGTAAGCTCTTTGTAGCCATTCCTAGCTCCAATACGACCACTCTTATCAATTACACAGTTGTCAGCAACATTAGCGAAGTTAGGAGACATGCCCACAGGAGAGTCTTGCGTGTTCAGCCCAAAGAAAGCAGGAGCTGCGATTGAAAGATTCTGTAGTGGTTGTGCCATTATACATCAGTCCATATAGTTTCTGAAGGGAAACGAGCAGCGTCCATTGCAATTGCATCGGATAGTGTAGACTTAGCCATGGCCATCATAGAGTTACTAGATGTGCCGCCCGTCTCACCACGCTCTTCAATAGCTAAAGCCTGTGCAAACTGAACAACAGCAGCTGAAGGCACGTTCAAAACATCAGTGTCGTTAGTAAACTCTGCGTCTCTGTTGACTACGTTAAAGCGTAGGTTATACTCCTTATCTGGAATAGGGTAGATGTCCACCACTGCGTAACCGTCATTGTTAAAACCATTCCAAGCGTAGTAACAAGGAGAACTTTGTGGAGGTGATTGATTAAGGAATACGTTGTTCATCCAAGATGACGTAGCCTGCTTCATAAACACATTGCTTGTGTCGTTGATGACATCTAAAGTCTTTAGGCCTGTTCCTGAGCCTACGAGGTTGTAGCTGAATACACCGGCAGTGGTGTCTACAGTCAGCGTAGTGCGCATTGACGACCAATCCCAAGCATCCTCAACGATACGCTTAGCATCATTAACCAGCTCACCGATTAGCTTACTGTACGGATTAGAAGACACAGAGATTACCTCGTCCTCCCTGAGCCTACGTAATACTTTGTTTACTGCTTCTAAGTAAGTCATAATTGAAATGTATTCCTCTCGTCAAAAGAACTAGCAAACGGGTCATCGTACAGCCCCACTACTTCCTGTTGTTGTTGTGGTGAACGAAGTAATTCTTCTACAGGGCTAATACCTATCTTAGTCTTTAACTTAAACAGGTCTTCTTTAAATATATCATCAGTAGTACGTGTAGGGGATAGCGTAGAACCTCCTGTAAGCATCCCTAAGCTAATGTTAGGCAAGTCTATACCTAGGCTACCAAAACTAGGTAAAGTGTCTCTAACGGCTGTATCGGCAGCGGAAAGAGCATCGCCTACTGGCTTAGTGATTGGTTGGAGGACTGACTCATCAAAACCTTGTAGTTCTTCTCTGATTGTTTGATTAGCTTCAGATAGAAACTCTTTTGTTGGTTCAGTTACTGTTTTAAGTGCATCAGCAATAGGCTCAAGTATATCACCTACTGGTTTGACAGCTTCTTTAACAATGCTCTCTAAAGGCTTAAGGCCACCCTCTTTGATAAACTCAATACCGCCTGCTTTAATAGCATCATCAAAGTTAGAACCACCAGCTAGTTTCTCTACAGTCTTAACTAACCCAGCTTCAAAGTCTTCAGGTAGTCCTGTTTCCGGTAGCTCAATAGAAGGTACCTTACTCATAACACTGTCAATAACTTGAGGAGCAAAGACCTGAACAACACCACCTTCTAAGTTATCGGCTGCTGCTGCTTTCATTAGTGTTTCTGTTTGTTTATAAGTAGTGCCTAACAAACCAACGCCTTGTGTATCTACTGGCCCTACGCCTCCAGCGGCTGCTCCTGTAGGAGCTTTGATAGTACCTGCGTACTCAAGACCAGCCATGCCAGCACCTACTATCTCCATAGGTGTAATCTTTTCACCGGCAGCTACCTTTAAAGCTGTAGTCATCAAAGCTACTTGCGGTATAAACATACCTACAACACTAAGTAATGGACTATCAAACACACTCTCTGGTGGAACGTGGACTGTGCTGTATGTACCTACTGGGCCTTGAGCTTCGTAGCTGCCTTCTTTATAGTCAAAGTCTTCATCTGCTCTAAAAACATCAGTACCTAAACCAGTCGTTAAGTAACGTGTTTGACCGTCTACTTCTTTAGACAAAGGTATTTTATTTTTAGATATGTAGTCGATAGTAGAATCTAAAGCAGCACCTTTGCTGACACTTCTAGGAGAAGGGCTAAAACCTGCTCTAACAAACTCAGAAGGGTCGTAGTTGAGACGATTAAACTCTTTGTCAGTAACTACACGCTGTTCTTCAAGACTGCCTAGATAAGAAGGCAAAGCACCCAGAGCTTCTTCAGGAGACTCATACTGCTGGCCTACGCCGTAGTCTTGACGAACTACGCCTTGATAAGGCTCAACAACAGAACGAGGCTGCTCAAGTGCAAAGGTGTCTCCCTCTTGTGTATCGAAAGGACTTGCTAATGGGTCTAGTGCCATGTTACTTCCTCATGTCCATTATTTTACTAGCGCCACGAATACCGAAGCTAGAACTTATAGCAATAAACAACAAGTATTGATACCACTCAGGTAGTTTCTCTAGTGCTTCAAAGCCTGTAGCTACCCTAGCAATGACAGTAACATCATTAGCAGCAATAGCGTAACCAACCATGAACACGGGTATCGCTAACACAATAGTCCAGAACTCATCTTTCCACGAGTCCTTAGAGGCATCAGCCATCTTAGACTCCCAATCAGCATCGTTCTGTATAACTGA